TCGGGCCGGACTTTTTGTCCATAAGCGCCTCGACATGCCGGGTTCCGAATTTCGCAAAGGGCAGATCGCCCGCCAGGCCGCGCAGCCAGTCCAGTTCGCCCCGGATGCTGCGCTTGCGGCTTTCCGACAGGTTCCGATACTCCGGGCTGGCCAGATACTGTTCAATGAGCCACGCCATAGTGCCGTGCGGCGTTGTGCTGCGGTTGGGTGCCTTCGCCCCGTCAATCGCGGCGTCATAGGCGGCACGAAAAGCGACAGAGCCTTATGGCCCCGGCAGATAGCAAGAGAAGCCTTTGCTGCGAAACCGGAAACGGGTCTGCCCGTGCCGATCCACGATCCACGTTACACCGGGATAAGGGTTCTTGCGTCGGATCATTTCAGCAACCTGTCACAAGGGTTTGTCACGCTTAGGCTTCAGAGTCGCCTTGGAAGATGACGTGAGTTCCGGCAGGCTTCACTTCAACTTCGCCGCCCTCATTGCCAGCGGCTTTCATCGCCTTGAGATAGCGGGTCAGTTCAGACTGGTTCAAAAGAGCGGGCCGATTTGCCATCACATACCTTTAGAGGTTGAAAAATTGATACTGCCGGACCGGGGCGCAACTGAGCGGCGGATACGGGTTTCCAGATCGGCTATGGCGTTCGCCATTTCGGCGTCGGTGCCATACTCCACCCGCTTGCCGTCCATCATCACGACGCCGGTTGCTGCCGCGCGTGCCCTGATCAGGGCGTCGCGCAGCGTTTCAAGTTCGGACGGATCAATCGCCATATCAGCCGTTCCGATACCAACCGCGATGGTCGATCCATGCTGCGCCAAAGTCCAAGCGGACCTTGATCATCATGGCGTCAACCTCAAAGGCGACGGTCGTTTCCACCTGCGGGCCGGGCGCGCGGGCGGTGGCAAGCTGCGCGTTCTCGAATTCGCGCGACGCGACGCCCATGCGGCGGGAAAAGTCCGCCAATGCGCCCAGATCGTCGTTGATCCACATTTGCCGCGTGTAGGGGATGATATTGCCGAAGGTGGCCAGCGAATTGGTATTAGCGGACTCGGCAACCGAACCCATCGGATATTCGCCGCCTTCCAGAACACGCCGCAAGGCTGGGGCATCGCCAAGCATATACTTGGTCTGCACCTTGAAGTTCGGATACTGCGTCTGGCGCGCGGCGGGGCGCAGACCGGACGGGGCGGCGTCATAGGCGGTGCGCAGGCTGCGCCCGGCGCTATCGCCAAGGATGCCCGCCAGATCGCCCGTAACCATGCTGCCCGCGCGGGTGAACACCTGCGCGTCAGACACGCCCTGCACGGGCTGGCCATGCCGCTTCATGACTTCCCGAACAACGTCGGGAAGGCGCATGTTCGCATACTGGCGCGCCGGGGCGGAAAGTTCATGCGCCGGGTTCATCCGGGCGTGGATCGCTTCCCCGACACGCGACGCGAACACGGCGGGGTCGTTGTGGTCAAACGTGATCTGCGCCGTGGCGCGGGTCCGGGTTTGTGCCTGGCGCTGCGCCATCGCGGCAAAGGCCAGTTCGCGGGCCGATTCCGGCGTCGCCTCGGCGTCGATCTGCCCGTCGGTCCAAGCCCGGTCCAGCCCCGCCAGTTCTGCGATGCTGCGAATTTCGGTATTCATTTCAGCGCGGGTTTGCACCTGAACGTCAAGTTCGGTGGTCGGCATGGTGACTTCTCCATTTCTGAAATATGCGCCGGGATCGGCGGGAACGGGAACGATGGACACCTCAATCGGCGTCCACTTGGTCGCGGTGCGAACCCGCTTGGTGCCGTCTTTGGCCTCGCGGGTCTGCTCAATGGTGTAGCCAATCGACAGCCCGCGCAGGGTGCCGTTGGCAACGTCGGTCATCACGGCTTGGGCCGGGGTGGAGCAGCGGAACCGGATCACCACAAGCAAGCCTTCGGGGGTCATGCGCGCCGCCTCGATCACGCCCAACTGATCGCGGGTCGTGTCGCGGCGGTGTCCGTCCAGCACCGGGGCACCGACAAGCCGCGCCAGATCGACGCCGCGCAGGTCCAGCACTTCGGTAAAGCCGGGGCGCGCAACCGCCGCCCCGGTCGATACGATTGCTTCAATCGTGCGGGCCTCTGCGTTGAAGGTGGCGGGACGCATGTTTGCCGCCCGAAGGTGTATGGTCATGGTATCGGTCCCCGGTTCTTAGCGGATCGTGCCGTCACACAGCACCTGCCCCGCCGTGTCCGCCGCAAGGGCAGCGGCAAAGGCAGCACCGATAATCTTGTTCGTGCCAACCGTGGTGGTGACGGCGCGCGCGGCGTTGTCCCAATACAGCGTCTGGCCAAGGGTCCATGCCTGCGCGGCGGTTTTAGTCAGGGTGAACACGCCTTGGCGCACAAGCACCACGTCGGCACCGGATGCAGCGGCACCTTGCGTCACACCGATGATCGAACCAACTTGCGCCACCTGCCCCGAAGTCAGGGCATAAGGCGCGGGCAGCGTGACGTTGTTGCCAGAGAAAAGGGAATTTCGCATTTCAGACTCCTGTAGGTTTGGTTGCGCGGGCGAAGGTGTCCGCCGCGATTTCTTCGTCCAGTTCTTCGATATCGCGGCCACGGCCTGCGACCACTTCGGCGCGCGATTTCAAACCCGCCTCAATCGCGCGGATATCGGAATTCGCCTCTTTCAGCGGGTCCACCCATTGCCAGCCGGGGGCAACGAATTTGACGGCGCGATAGTCGGCCAATTCGGATTCACTGGTGCCGAATTCACCCGCCAATGCCTTGGCGTCGATCCAGCGCCGCCAGAGGGGGCGCAGCAACTGCGCCTCAATCAACGTTTTTTGCAGCATTTCCGCGCGACGGCGGAATTCCAGCAAGCCGACACGGGCACTTGAATAATTGGTGCCCGACAGATCGCCCGTCACCTGTTCATAGGTCAGCCCGACACCGACAGCGATTTCACGTTGCTGGCCTTTGACGAATTCCACGGCCTGCGAAAGCCCCTGTCCGGGCTGCGAGAATTCCACTTCGGACCCATAGGGCAGAACGCGCATAGCGCCAGGCTCAAGGCTCACGTTCACGCTGCCATCGTTGGATTCGAACCCCGCCGTGCCCCCTTCGGCATCGCGGACAAAGCCCGTCATCAGGCTTTGAACCTTCAAGGTCATCAGCATGGCATCGGACGCGGCGTCAAAGTCCGCCAATTTCAGCAAGATCGGCGCAAGCCAAGAAATGCCGCGAACCTGTCCGGGGAAAAGCTGGTCAAAGACGTGCAGCACGTCGCGGGCCGGAACCCGAACCGCTTGGCCGATCATCCCGAACGGGGTGCCGGGGGCATCGGGCAGAATGTGATAGGCGACGATCCGGTCGCTTGCGTCAAACTCCACCCCGGCCACAATGCGCCCGCCTTCGCCCAGATCGCGGGTCAGGGACGGGTCGATCTGGTCGGCGGGCAGCGCTAGGCAACCGAACGCCACCCGCCGTTCCTCTGCCGGAAAACCCGAAACGGCAGAGGTTCTCATAAAGGCTTCACCGTCGCGCACCAAGGCGCGAATAGCGACTGGCAACAAGGCCAGCATCTGCCCTTCAAACTCATTGTTCAGCGCGCGCCGGATTGCAGGGTCTGGGTGCTGCGAAAGTGCCTGCCAGCCCTTGCCAGCAAGCGCCGCAAGCCACGTCTCCACGATCCGCGCCGCCGTCGGGTTGTTCATGGACAGCGCCGCCGCACGGGCCTTGGCTGGCGCGCGGGCCGCAAGGATCGACGCTTGTGGGGCGTTCATCATGGGCGAACCCTGCCAACGCCGCCCGCCGCCGCCAGCTTCGATCTGGCGCTTCTGGGTCGGTCCAGTCATCCGGTCGAAAAGGCGGGCAAGAAAACTCATTCTGCGCCGCCATCCACAAGGCGCGCCGTCACGACGTGGGTTTCAAGGGGCATCTTGGCGCGGCTGTGAACCAGCTTGGCGACGGCCTCAAGGTCAATCAGCAGCCCGTGGAACAAGCCATCCTGATCGACCAATTCGTGAAGGTCCGACAGGTCGGCGCGCAGGTATTGGGCGATGCGCCCTTCCAAGTCATCACGTTCGGGCAAGGGCCAAAACACATAGCGAACCTTGCTATGCGCTGCCCAACTCTCGATGCGCGTCCGTTCTTCGGTTTCAGCTTCAGGCGAGTCGGCCTTGATTGCGACGGAACCGGGCAAGCCCATCAATTTTGCGGTCGCGTGATGTGCCGCAAGCCCAGAGAACGCTTGCAAGCCTTTAATGCTGATTCCGCCTTCGGTCAGCCGCTGCATGATCGTCATGCGAACCACTTCGCTGATCGAAAATCGCGCGTTGCGCTCACCTTCGATCTGGGAAAGCAAGCCGCGTTTTCGCCAGTGTCGTTGCAGGACAGGGTTCACGCCGGAAATCTCGGCGGCCTCGCCCGCGCTGAATTCAGCCTGATCGGTGTATTCGATGTGGTTGTTCGACACGGCGCGCCCCCAAGATGTGGTTTTCCATGAGGTAGCACCACGATTCGCATAGTGTCAACTATCACCATTCTTGCTTGGGTCGTTTCATGCTTGCTTGAAGGTCGGTAATCGGCACAAAATCTTGTAGCGGGCAGACCGTGCGACCCGAACACTTCACCCGAAGGCAGAATCATGAAGAAAGACGAACAGAGCCTGAAGGCGCTTCAATCGCTTGTTTTCGGCCATCCAACTGACCCGGACACTATTGCCGGGGTAAGTATGACCACTCTGAAACAGTTGGCCGGAATGAAGCTGATAGAATTCTTGCCGCCGCTTGATAACGGCAAGCAACTCGTCAGAATCACCAGCGACGGAAAGCGGGTGCTGAATTGGGCAAAGCAAGGCAAGTAGGGGTGGCACTGTGAAGAAAGACGAAGCTGAACAGGGCATCCGCCACCTTTGCGGTGTTTGGGCCAAGGAAAAGGGATATCGGCAAACATCGGATGAAATGCCAAGTTTCAGCGAATTCGCCGGTTGGGTTCGGGATCGCTATCCGCAATACATGGACTTTCGCAGCCGCATGGGCGCGATGTATGACGCGGAAATGTGGTTCGACGAAGAATTCAACCAGACTTGGCGTCGCTGATTTTCAACGCTGCATCCAGCTTGACGCCAGCACCGGGGCGCGCTTTGGCGCAGGCGCGGCTTCGGTCGATAGGTCAGCCCGCCGCTGGTCATAATCCAGATTGACCAATGCCCGCGCGGCGAAGGCATAGACCACACAGTCAAGCGCCTCTGCCCGCCGCCCCGGTATCCGAACGAAGCTGCGCGTCGGTTGGCCACGGGTATAACGCACCATAGACCTTTCGGACGCAAGCTGTTCAAACCAGACCGGGGGCAGATCGGCGGAAAAGCGAAAGTTGCCCGCCTGCGCCAGCCGCCCGAACAGTTGCAGCTTCACCGTGTCCACGCCGATGATCCACAGGCGCGCGCCTGTCTTGGTGGTCGATCCTGCCCGTTCGATCATCGGGCGGTTGCCGGGCGCGCCCTTGATCGCCATCACCTTGCGCCGCGTCCGGGGCGTGGCAAAGGCGGTGACGTGGTGCATGGACACGCCATCGCCCGCGTCAATCGCGCAGGCGTCCACCCCGATCTTGCCGCCAAGCGCATGGGGCAGGCGCGCACTGATCAGCCCGTCCAGTTCGACACATGTTTCTTCGGCGTCATATTGCCCCCAGATCACACGATGCCCCAGCACCAGCGCCACGCCGCCTTCGGTCCAGCCCAGATAGGTGACTTCTAATCGGTCGTGCTGCACGTCCACGCCAACCGTCAAGGCCAGCACTTCGGCGGGCACGGCGGCAAGCCCGAAGGGTTCGGCGCGGGCCATCAGCTCATCTTCTGCCAGCTCATCTCCGGCGCTGCGCCAGCCTTGGCCAAGGATCGTGTTGACGAAGGTTTGCAGCGTGGTCGGATCGTCTTTCGCCTGGACGAATTCCACCGCCAGCTTGCCCCAAGCCGCGTTGGTATGCAGGCTGATCAGCGCATTCATGCGGAACCCGGCGTGGCCCCGCACTTCGGGCCGGGTAGCGCGCCAATGGCCAGCCGCGACCATTTCCGGCTTGTGCCGTTCCGATACCTCTGCGGTGCAATGCGGGCAGCGCCACCGGGCGGTTTCGGGCGCGCCAGTATCCCAGATGATATCGGGCCACATAAGTTCACTCATGGCCCCGCAATCGGGGCAAGGCACCTCATAAATCCGGGCGTCGGACTGGGCATAGGCGCGCAGAACGTGCGATGTTTCCTCATGCACGGGCGTTGACCCAAGCACGATCTTGCGGTCGGGAAACGACATGGTGCGGCGTTCGGCCAAGAGGATCGGCGACCCTTCGGCGGTCGCTTCCATGCCGTCCGCCTCGTCCATGAACAGGACCCGGACGTTGTGACGGCGCAGGTTGCGGGGTGCCTTTGCTGCCACCACTTTCAACGATCCACCCGGAAAGCGGCGTGACAGAAGCGTGTTGCGCCCGGACTCGTCCTGTTCATCGGACAGGGCAGCGGCAAGCGCCGGGGATGCCCCGAAGATCGGTTCGATATCGGACACCATGTAGTCGCGGCAATCGGCCTCTGCGGGCAGAAGGCAAAGGATCGGCGCAGGTTCATTGGCGACGAAAGACGCAAGCGCGCTGGTCAAGAGCGTGGTGAATCTGACCCGGACGGGCTTCACCAGAGTCACCCGTTCGATTTCGGCGTCGCCTATGGCGTCGGCAATCTCGCGTTGAAAAGGCCAAAGGCGCACCGGGCCGGGCAAGGCGGACACGCCATCGGGCAGCACGATTTCCCGCTCGATCCAGTCCAACAAGCGCAGGCGCGGCGGGGGGATCAGGGCGCGCAGCGCTTGTTTCGTGATCTGGTCAAGCGTCGGCATTGCCAAGTTCCTGCAAGGCGTCGCGCAATTCGCGGTCGATCATGGTCACGTCGCTGGTGGTCAGGTGCTGCATGGATTGGCGCAGCCGGGAAGGCACCGCCAGAAGCCGTGAACGCAGGGCGCGCAGGGTATCGGACCAAGCCCGTTCCACCTCACCAGCCGGGACGTATTCGCCGCGCAGGACGGCGTTTTTCAGGGCCTGTGCGTCCGCCTGTTCCCGTGCCAGCCGCGCCCGTTCGCTGGTCAAATTCAGCACCTGTTCTTCGCCGCCACGCCCGCTTGCCGTCTCGCGCAGGCTGGCGATGTAGCGGCGCGCGCTTTCCTCAAGGTCATAGGCATCATGGCCAAGACGCACCACGATATCGCGCTTGCCAAGAGTGGTCAGCATCCCCGGCGTGATGCCGAACAGGTCGCAAAGGTCGGAACCGCCAATGCGATGGACGGGCTTGTCGCCGCCAAGCCCCGGCAGTTCCGACATGATCCGCATCTTTTAACCCCTTGTAAAATATTGCATAGCTTCA